ACACGAATCTCATAGGTCGAGTATCCTTCCTCGCTCATGGCGAGGGCTTATCTACAAATACTCATTTCAAGTCAATATCAGTGTGACACTTTTTTTGCGACGAGCCATACGTCCCCGCGCTTCCGCTTGCCTCCTCCCGAATGTCCGCTGATCGGAGAGCGTGGGCGATCAGCGATTCATCGCCATCAGCCCTCACTAGCCGCACGACTTCGGTCCCGTCAAACAGTGTCAGATCGTCGCTGGGCTGCACGAAGGCGGCGGGCCCTTGTACCGTTACATAGAGCACATCGATGAGCACCAGCGCCGCGCCGTCCTTCGCCATCCCCACAGCCAGGTCATTCAATTCGCCGCGCGAGGTGTCGAGTTCATAGCTCGCGGTGTGCCAGGAGAGTGTTTCATCCAAAGCGATCGTCAACGGATCCAGCCACTGCGCTCCGATGCGCGCTCGCACGATCAGATCCGCATTGCCAAAGGCCGACCCCGCCAAGACTTTGATCTCCAGCCGAGCGACGCTCGAATAGCCCTCGAGCGCGGGTGGCCCCATGATCAGGACCTGTTCGACAGGTTGTGCGACGACCGTGTTCGCGTCACCCACATCAGGCTCCACGACCTCGTCGGCGACCACCTCAACGTCAAAGTCGAGCCATGTCTCCGACTCCTTCGCGACCGGCCGCATGATGTCCGTCACTGTCGTACTCATGGCGATCAGTTGTACCCTCTCGACTCAAATTCAAACGGTTCCTCACTTGCTAGCTTTCCATCACACCAGTCCACCGTTGTCTGCAACGTCTTGAGGTAATCTCCCCACCGCACGTGCTGTCCGTCGATCGAATACTCCGGTTTTGGGTTCGTGGTGATGTCTTGGATCAGGCTGAGTGTCTGACTCTTAATCGCCACAATGTGCTCCTTGTCTGACACCGCGGACCTCCTTCCGGCCTGCTACGTTATTCGGGGGTGAACCGCACGCTGGTGACGTGTCGTGCGTAGTCTGACGAACTCACATTCTTGCCGTCTGTCTTCATGCTGATCGTGTGTAACCCGCTCGCCGTGATGACAATTCCCGACTTAGTTATCATTAGGTTGTTAACTGTCGACGGGGCGTAGAGGTCCTCGCTGTGAATCTCCACGCCGTCGACGTAGAAGTCCGTGATACCGTGTGAGGTCCCATTGCGAGTTATCACCCGCATGTCGTATGTTCCTGCCGCTAGCGGGAACACATATTCCATTTCGTCGCCGTCACCGGTCTGAATCGCCGCATACCCGTGGAACTGAGTGGTGAGCGAGCTGAGCGAGACCGATCCCGACACGGGTGTAAACCCCTCGGCCATCAACACGGTATAGGTTGGTAGCGCATGATTAGTCGAGAGCCAAGTTGATTCTGGCATTTCGTTACACCGCTAAGTAAAACACTTTCTGGCCAGTCGCATTTGCGATTACATACACTTTGTTGGCGTCGTCCACTTTGACGAGCAACGACTCTCCCGGCGCCAACGGCAGGCCGTCGGTCGAATCCGAAGTGTCGGCCGTCACGTTCGTTGAACTGCCAACCGACACAGTGCCCGAGTTGTCGTGCGAGGCGCGAACGAGCACACCTCGCGTCGCCGGCGTGGACAATGCGACCAACTGCACGGCCGTTGTCCCTACCCCACTCTTGCGTCCGTGGTCGAAACGCCCGACCACGTCATCACCCAAACGTGTCATGTCCTGATTTCCTTCTGTAAGAGCGGTAGCCGCGCGACGAAGATGATACGCCGCACGATGGTTGTCGGCACAGCGACGGTCGTCATCGTTAACCAGCACACTTCACGACGTAGCGAGGATTGAGCACCGCAGCCGCCCCGCGCTCGCTCGCCTTAAAACGCACCACGATGTCCCGCTCGAACTCGGCATCGCTGTTCTGTGGCGCCTGGGTCACTGTGATCGGCCAGTTCTCCATGTAGGCGAATGCCTTGCTGAAGTCGCCAATGAACCACCACTTCTTTGCATCCGCCTCCGCTTCGCCCGACTCGATGATTCGGCGGTACATCAGCCGGCTGTGCTCGACCTGGTAACCACCGAGCGGGTTCGGTGCAAGTGTCGACGTGTCAGCACCCGTAGCCTGGTACGTGATCTGAGGCGCGAAGAAGACGCGGTGCGCCGCATGCCGATATGCGGGCGTTACCAAGACCGTGTTCGGATTGACCAACACGGGTTCACCCGTATGTGGATCGAGTATATTCGCAAACAACTGTTCGGCGGCGTCGACGTCGGTCCAGTCGATCAGCTCGTTGCCGCTGAGCACGTTGATCCACGGCGTACTCGTCTGGTACGTATTGTACGACGTTCCATTCGCTTTGTAGTTGTTCGTAGCGCCAATCACTGTGTCGATGATTCGCTTCTCGCGATTCAAGCCGAGCACCTCGCCCACTTCGGCAGCACGGCTGAGGATCACGTGGGTGCGATCAAAGAATATCGCCTCCTTCGTCACCGGCACAATGAAACCGCGCTTCGTCGTCGAAGGCGTTTCGATATAGTCCTCACCGAAGCCGAGGCTCGGATAGGGCATGCCCGGACTGACCTCGTCGATCCGATCCTGAACGCGCGCCGCACCTGGCAGTTTTTCGCCATCGAGTCGAGTGGGAATGACGCCGACGCGTTTGGAAACCACGAACGCCTCTTGTTCGTATGCTTCCATGATCTTCGAGTAGATCACCTGGCCCGTGACATTGAGGAACGCCGTCACGTCGATGCCGTCTCCCGCCTCCAGTACGCTCATGCCTCCCGCATTCCGCGGATCGAGCCCCCGAACCCATTCGTGCCCGTCGCGGACTAGCCCTTCGGCGAGGCTGCGGAGACTAAAGTCGTCTGCGCGAAGATGTTTTTGCCGCAGCGCCTCGCTGAGATGTTCGATGGTTCGCTGAGGCCCATCCAGATCGTACCGCCGCTTCAATTCCTGATATTTAATCGTCACGCTCTCAACTCCTCTCAAGATTGTTGCTCTCGTCCGGCAGGCGGCTTCATTGACGTCACCACGCTCCCGGCCGTCTGACGCGCCGGACGACTCAAGCCGCCGCCTGTGGACCACCTCTCATCACCGTGCTCACCGCGTCAACCAACACCCGCGTGTCTGCCGACGCCACGCGCTTGGTGCATCGGCCGATCGCGAGGTTTTCGTTCCCGCTGCCAACCGCCACGACCTTCTGGGTTTCCAGCTCCGTCCCGCTTGCCGCCTCGGAGCTGCCAATCAGATCGCCCACTTCATACGTGGCACTGGCACAGTCAAACTCGAACACGCCAGTTGTTGCCACGCGGATCGGCTCGGTGTCGCCACTCGCCGATCGCTGCATCGCCACTCCGGCGAATCGATCGTGGAAGTACTCCTGATTGGCCGCCTCGGTCAGTTGATCGGCGACGTCCGACGCTGGTTTCGCATTGTCCGTGTCCAACCACACTAGATCACCGATTTCAATCACCGACGCCGAATCGACCGGCATGACAATCGGATTTGTTTCGCCGTATCGCCACCGCATAGTGTCTGCCATTACCTCTGGCTCCTTGTTCTCTATACTTTTCGCGTCTCAAAACTGAACCGCCCAGAGCCTTCTGCTCGGGGCAAACAGCCCGATGCGGTTCAGTTCTGAGCCGACTCGGGTATAGCTACCTGTGACCACATTCCACATTTCGAACAGTTCTCGTACAACGTCACCCAATCGCTCGTGAAAACGCTTTGGCGTCATCGGGCGATTCGCAGTCACCACTCAACCAGGCGGGACCACGCGACCGCGGTCTGCCCGTCGCTTGTCCCCAAATCTCTGTTCTGCCCGTTCTGTTTTCGTCGCGTAACCGCCGCACCACACTGACTCGTTCTTCCACGAGCCGCCGTACGTCGGCGTCACTCTCGGCTGCATGGAGTACACGCATGAATTCGCTGCCGACCAGCTCTCCACCCACCCATTCGGCGTCGGCGCTTTCTCGCCCCTCAGCTTCGGCAAACAATTGTCTGATCAACTCGTGCCGCCGCCTTTGGCTCAGTTCCCGTTCAAGTCGGCTCACTTCTTCGCGTAGTGTTGTCGCCTCGCGCCTAGGCGACTCTAGAATCGCGTCGATCAGCTCGGGCCGTTGGCGTTCGAGTTGATCCAGCGTGACGCCTTCGAGAAGTGCTACTTCCGCTGGTCGGTCGTTCAGTTCTGCCGCACGTCCCCGCCCTTCAAAAAGGCCGCGTGTCGTGGCGGGATCGGCGACCAGATCGACGCTCTGCACGCGCGTGATGGCTTCGATCGTGAGTTGATATCCGTTACGCGTCGTTCGCGCTTCGACATTGTGTGAGAAACCGACGTTCTCCGGAGCGTGCCGCGCGTCCCAGACCAGTTGTTCCGCCAACGCGTGTTTGGGATTGAAGTGAAAGTCCGCATACAGACATCCGTCCGTCCCCATCCGCACGCTCCGGATCGCGCCAATTCGGTCTTGATAATCGCGCGGCGCCGTCGGTTGGCCCTTCGGGTGGTTCACGTTCACCTTAGCGCCTTCATACATCGCGATGGCACTCGAAAGCGCTTGCGGCAGGTATTTGCGGCCGTTGCGAGAAGTTTGGCCCAACACCTTCACGCCCCGAATCACCCCAGCCTCGGCATCCACGCGAATGTCGGTTCCCTTCGACGTGACGAACTCGTAAATCGTCTCACTCATGCGACCACCTTTGTAGCGTTCAATAAAAACAGCCCGCCAGTAGATCCTTGCTGGATCAACTGCGGGCTCGTGGTGATACCTGAACGGGCAGGCTCCTCAAGATACCTCGCCAGGCTGGACAACCAGCCGCGCGACTGTGTGTGGTGTCTTACATATACATCGTGCCTATGCTGCTTCTACTTATTAACGCGTTCGGTACGTTCGCGTATCAACTGGATCGTACCATCCTGCACCGTGACTTCCACTGCCAACGTGCCGTAGAAACCTCGCCGCAGCGAACTCTCTAGCAATCGCATCCAGGTTGCTTCTGCGGCCTGTGTTTTCGAAGGTGTTAATTGCGTGTCACTCATGATGAGTGAATACTACGTTAGCCCCGTTAATTCTCCAACACGTGTTTTTGGCCATCCCAGAAATGCTCATGCCGTTAGGTGTCCAGTGGGCCGTCGCTGACGTTTGTTGAACCGGTGAGTGTATTTGCGCTGTGCTGCTTTCTGTTGGACTGTTCCTGCGCGTAGTCCAGTCCGCGTCGTGCCGACCAGGTTTGCGGTGACAGGATTCCCTGCTTGAGTTCAATCCGATGTACCTGCGCTTCGGCGAGTGCGTCCCTGCTGACCAACGAGGGCAAGCCGACCTGGATCTCGACCACATCCAGCGCGTCAATGGGAAGTCGACCCTTGGTAGCCGCATGTTGCACCACGCGCCGCAATAGCTGTAAGTCGTCCTCGCGTTGCTCGGCTTGCAGACGTTCGAACATCTTCACGGCCGGACCTTCAGCCATCATCGTGGATGCGTAATTGGCGTTCGATGCATTCGATCCAAGCATGAACTCTGGCATCACCAGACGGCTGGCGATGGCGCGTAGTTCCGCTTGCAGCAGTGCCACGTACGACGCCGCGTCCACGTTGGTCGCCGGGAAGTCGTATTCGACGCCGCCGTGCGCGTCGAGAATCGTGCCCGGCGGATAGCGCCGAAAGCTGGTTACCCGCCCCGTCCCGGCGTCGGTGATATTCTCGCTCGCCTGATCGCGGACGAATTGTTGTA